CGTTCACAGGCAAAGCCGATCAATGCGGCTTTAAAAGTCGATTTATATTTTACAAGCAGTGTATCTGGGAACGTAACCACACCGGCAAATGCTCTTGGCGCACCGAATGGTACGTACACCGCCGACGGTAATACGGCCAATAACTGGACACATCGCTGGCGTTTACAGCAAGTGAGCGCTGCCTCGAATTGGACGTACTTTGATGGGGAGCCCATCACCCTTCGTTTTAATAAGGGCTCTAATAGCGGAAATCCTACCTTTAGCACTATTCGCGCCTTTCAAGGCGCAACCCAAGTCGGGACGCTCAATACCGCCACCGTTAGCGTGACGGCAACGGGATCGGCGGGCCAGGACTATGTGTTTACGGTTCAACCCTCGTGGCTAACAGTTGGCGTTCCGCTTGACATTGAGATTGTCACAACCGCAGCAGGTGGTGGCCCTGCGGTCAGAAACGGGGTCCAAATTGATTCGGCGACTTGGAGTGCTCAGTACTTCATAACGCGAAATGCTCCCGTCGGGAACTCGGTTGCTCAAACCAACAGCTCCACCACGGGCGCTATTAGTAAGTCCGGCACAACACTCACGGCAAATAGCGTCGCCCAGCTAAACCAGTCTGTCTCTGGGGCGGTGAGTCAAACGCATGTCCTTTCGGGTAATTCGGTCAAAGGGGTTAACACCTCAAGCACCGGTGCGGTCACAACAACCGAAACAATCACCGGAAATTCGGTGGCTCAGGTCAACCAGTCGACCTCGGGCGCGGTTAGCCAGACGAATACGCTTGCCGCAAACAGCGTCAACCAAGTCAACACGTCGAACACTGGGTCCGTATCGCAAACCCATGCCCTGGTGGGGCAGTCGGTCGCACAGATCAATACGACGACTTCCCAAGCGATATCTCAAGTGCATGCGCTCACCGGTGCAAGCGTTGAGCAGCAAAACAACAGCGCCTCGGGGGCAGTGACAAGTACCCAGACGTTGACCGCAGCTTCGGTCAAGCAAGTAAACACCACCACCTCCAATTCAGTTAATCAGAGTCTGAACCTCTCGGCCAATTCGGTTGCCCAGCAAAATACCTCGACTGCTGACGCAATTGCTCAGACGCATCAGCTTTTCAGCAATTCGGTAGCGCAGATCAATCAAAGCACTGCCGCAGCGATCACAGAAACCCAGACGCTTACTGCAAGTTCGGTAGCTCAGCCGAATACGACTACTGCTGAATCGGTAAGCCAAATCCATCGACTGCTGGGCCAGTCGATAGCCCAGTTAAATACAAGTACAACAGGTCAAGTCAGCCAAGCGGCGATTCTTCTTGCAAATAATTCCGCGCAAATAAATACCAGTACTGCGCAGTCCGTCTCGCAAATACACGATCTCTCCGCGCTATCAGTCCTACAAGTCAACCAAAATACAACTGGTTCAGTATCACAAACTCAGTATTTATCTGGCCAAAGTGTCGCGCAAACAAACTCAACCACCACTGGCGCTGCGAGCCAGGCGCAAGTACTTTCTGCGAACTCGGCGGCCCAGAATAACACTGCCTCTGCGGGGTTAATTTCTCAGTCCCATAACCTGACCGGCGCAGATGCTGCGCAAATTAACTCCACAACAGCCCAAGCAGTTAGTCAGGCCCATGTGCTGTCGGCTACATCAAGTCTGCAGTCGAACTACTCCACGACAGGAGCCGTATCTCAGGCGGGCGACTTAATTGGGCAGGCAGTTGCGCAGCTCAACCTAAGTACAAGCGGATTGGTGGGACAGACGCATTTACTTACCGGGGCGTCAGCCGCACAGCCCAATGCGGCTACCGCAGGCTCGGTTAGCCAGACACATAAGATTTTCGCAAACTCAGTGGCTGGTTTTAACCGCTCTAATACCGGCGCCGTATCGCAAACCCAGACGCTAATAGCGGCAAACTGCGCTCAGTCCAATACGTCGACTGCACAGGCAATTTCTCAGGGCCAGCTGCTGGCGGGCAATGCTTCATCTCAGGTCAATACGAGTTCGGTTAGCGCCATTACGCAGGTGCACAACCTGCAAGGTGCAAGTGCCAAGCAATTGAACCAATCAACCTCAGGCTCGGTGACTACGACTGGGCAGTTTACGGGCCAAAACGTAGCCCAAATTAACACAACAACAACTGCGGCCATCAGCCAAACGCACCGACTTACTGCGGTAGCTGTTGCACAAGTAAACCAGAGCACAGCCCTGGCTGTCAGCCAAACCCATCGGGTTTTGGGGAGTAATTCGGCGCAGTTAAACCGATCAACGGCCGCAGCCATCACACAGACCCACCTCCTGGCGGGTACCCCGGCTCGCCAGGTAAATGTCTCGACAAACGGCGCCATCAATAAAACGCTGTTTTTAACCGGACAAAACGCGGCACAAACCAACACGATAACCGCTGGCGAAATCACCGTCACGGTATCACTCACCGCCGATTCAGTAGCCACTCAAAACGCTACAACCGCTGGGCCGATCAGCCAGGTGCATCAGCTGCTGGGCCTCGATGTCAATCAGGCGGCCGCAAGCAGCGCCGGGTTTATCGTTGTTGAGGGTGCCATATTAGGAGCCCAAGCCCAACAAGTTAACACCACCACCACTGGCCCAATAGAAGCCTTCCTCGTTATCGGTGCGCCGGTCGGGGCGGGGTATGCGCCAGAAGCGCTTTCCTACCAGCGCAGGGGTACCCCAAACACCAAACGCCCGCCAATCGTCTCAACGCAGAAACGGACCAACGCCCGGGCGTTTTGAAAAAGGAGTTTGCAATGAACCCAACTCGATATGTTCCTCCGGCAGTCGAACCGATTAGTCTTGCCGAAGCCAAGGCACACCTTCGTGTTGATCGCACGGATGAAGACACCTATATCCAGACGCTCATCTCTGCTGCGCGGGTGGCGGCAGAAAACCGGCTCGAGCGCACGTTGATCAATACGACCTGGAAGTACGTGCTCGACAAATTCCCGGATGCCATACCGCTGCCAATGCCGCCCATCGTATCGGTGAGCTCAGTTGCTTATACCGACTATTCGGGGGCGACCGTGGTCCTTAACTCGGCCGACTATGTTTTAGATCGCGCCAGTGAGCCGGGTTGGATTGTGCCCGGCATCGGAAAAGCCTTTCCGCAGTCTTTAGGCATCAATAGCCTCACCGTAACTTATGTCGCAGGCTATGGCGCTTCGGCCTCTGAGGTACCCGCACCGATTCGTCATTGGATTTTGCTGGCGGTTGGCGAAATGTATGACGGCTCGCGATCAATCTCGGCCGAGCGCCCTCGGGTACCAAACGACTTTGCCGATGGGCTACTCGATCCGTACCGATTGTTTGGGGTCTGACATGAATGCCTCCCAACTGGATCGAGTAATTGAAATCTACGTCAAAACCCCTCAACAAAACACTTTTGGAGAAATCACCTATGTGGATTCCTTACTGGCCCGAGTTTCTGCGCAAGTTCTTCCAATCAACGGCAAAGAAACTTTCCTCGCTGCGCAAGTGGTTCCGGAACCGGTTCTTCGCATCCTGATTCGGTATCGCTCGGACGTGGATACGACTGCCAAGGTTCACTACGAGTCTAAGGTCTATGACATCGCTCATGTCAGCGAGATCGGCCGCAGAGACGGCCTGCAGTTACTGGTGAAGTTGCCGTGAGCGTCACAGTGGCGGTCAAGGTTGATGGTCTGGCTGAACTTCAAAAAGCACTACTTCAACTGCCTATTGGCATTCGCGGTAAGCCTTTAAATAGCGCCGTCTTGGCGGGCGCCCGGGTCATTCAAGCTAAGGCCAAGGAAAACGCTCGCCAAATCAGGCGCACGGGAACGCTGGAGAAAAACATTGTTGTGGCGCGCTCACGAAAAGGCACGGGGTTGGGCCGCTCGGAGTATGCGGTTTTAGTTCGACGCGTCAAAAACGCTTACGCCGACACACGAAAAAACCGACGCTTAAACCGGGTAGGTAAGAAGTACTACACCTACGGGGATGCGTTTTATTGGCGCTTTATTGAGTTCGGCACAAAAAACATGGCGCGTCGGCCGCTGCTGCGTAATGCCTTTGATGCAGGCAAACAGCGCGCCTTAGAGACCATTAAAGAGCGTCTTGCCAAGGCCATTGAGCAGCAGGCTCAAAAGTTGAGGTTTTCAAAATGATCGAGACCGACATTTTCAACACGCTACGCAGTTTGGTAGCCGACCGCTGCTATCCGCTGCAGATGCCTAAAACCCCCGATTACCCCAGCATCGTTTATGCGCGTGTTTCCAGTAATCCACAAAATCGAATCGAAGGTGGCGCAAGCCTAGATCAGGTCCGTATTCAGGTGGATTGCTACGACCTCACCTATGCAGATGCCAAAAACCTATCTGCTTTGGTGCGTGCCGCCATGGAAGCGGCTGCGTTTAAAGCAACGCTGCAGTTTGACACCGATCTTTATGAGTCAGAAGTCAAGGTCTATCGCGTGACGATGGATTTTTACGTCTGGCAGCAAAACACCTGATCACACCACCGCCAATCCCAGACCCAGTTTTTTAACGGGCGGGCGCTAACCGCGCTTTAGCCCTTCACCCCCAAAGCCGATCGACGCGTCTTGCGTCCTTCGGCTTTTTTTTCGTCCTCAAGGAGCATGACATGTCTTCACAAGCATTGGAAGCACAAGGCACCGTACTGAAAATCGGTAACGGCGCATCCCCCGAAGTGTTCACCGCAATTTCCGAAATTAAAAACTTCACCGGCCCTGGCGGCGCGGCTGCAGTCATTGACGTGACTGACCTATCTAGCCTCGCCAAGGAAAAACGTATGGGGCTGGCTGACGAGGGGCAGTTAAGTTTTGTGCTGCACTACATCCCGTCAGACACTCAGCACGCAGCATTGCGTGCAGCAAGGGCCAGCCGTGTTGAGACCAATTTTCAAATTGAGTTTACCGATGCCTCGCCTTCAACGGTTTGGAGTTTTTCGGGATTTGTAACTAACTTTTCTGTCTCAGGCTCGGTCGACGGTGTGATCGAGGGTAACGTCACCATCGAGATCACTGGCGCCATCGTGGAGGCCTAAGCAT